AAAGCTGATGGACCTGTTCATTACCTACGCATGTTTGACGTTGGCACTGACGTTATTTCTCAAGGTACCACTCGCCGTGGGGCTTTTGCTGGTTATCTTAACATTGATCACCCTGATATCATGGAATTCCTAGAGATCCGTGAACCTGGTGCAGAAATTCAAAATATCAGTCTAGGCATAACCATTCCCGATGAGTGGATGCAATCTATGATTGATGGAGATACAGACAAGCGTAATATTTGGGCAGCAGTGCTTCGTAAACGTAAAGAAACTGGCTACCCATATCTGTTCTTCTCTGATACGGTTAATGATAACAAACCTCAGGTTCTTAAAGACAAAAACCTTCCCATTTGGGCATCAAACCTTTGTTCAGAAATTGCACTTCCATCAAGTGTAGAATGGACATTTGTATGTAACCTATCATCTATGAACCTTGCTACATGGGATAAGTGGAAGTATACTGATGCGGTTGAAACGCTGACTTATTTCCTTGATGCTGTTATGGAAGAATATATCCGTAAGACAGATGGGCTACGTTTCATGGAATCAGCTAACTTGTTTGCAAAGACTTGGCGAGCACTCGGTATTGGTCAGCTTGGTTGGCATACACTTCTACAAAAGAAACGTATCCCGTTTGAGTCATTCCGTGCCCTTGAACTTACTGAAGAAATTAGTAAGTTTATTGACGAGAAATCTCTTGAAGCTTCTAAAGAGATGGCAGAGGAATATGGCGTTCCTTCAGGCCTTATGGGATATGGTATTCGTAACCTTACACGTTGTGCTATTGCTCCTACAACATCTTCTAGCTTTATTCTTGGACAAGTATCACCATCAATTGAACCACTTGCATCAAACTATTTTGTAAAAGATCTTGCTAAAGGTTCATTCACTTATAAGAACCCGCATCTTATGGCAGTTCTAGAAGGATATTCTAAGAACAATGATGAAACGTGGGATAGCATTTTGATGAAGAAAGGTTCTGTACAACACTTGGACTTCTTGACGCAGAACGAACGTGATGTGTTTAAAACTTTCTCTGAGATTAGTCCTATTAACGTAGTACAACAAGCCGCTGCAAGACAGACATATATAGATCAGAGCCAGTCTTTGAACTTGATGATTCCGCCTTCAGCTTCTGCTAAAGATGTTAACGCGTTGATTATTGAGGGATGGCGGCTTGGCATTAAAACATTTTATTACCAGCGGTCGTCAAATCCTGCACAGGAACTTGTTAGGGATATTTTGACATGCGTCAGTTGCGAGGCATAAATTGAAAATAGCAGAATATATTTGCGAATGTGATTACTGCGGCTCGGAAACCCGAGTCGTGGTAATTAACGAAAGAGAAGAACCATTGTTTTGTTCTATGTGTGGCCAAGAATCTGGCCATGCTTTCCTTGATGGAGAAGAAGATAGCGATGACTAACTATCACATACTGAAAAACTTACCTCAAGAATTTTTAGATTTAATAAAAGAAGAATGGCTAATTGCCAAACCAAATCTTAAAAATTCTGCTGATTTTCGCTATGTAGTTGCTGATAAAAATCAGGATTATGTGCTTATTAATAAATCTCATAAAATTTATGACATTGTAAATAAATTTATTAGTGTTCCACATGAAGGTTTGTCATTCCTCATTAATAATCCAAATACCGGGTTGGGTCCAGTCCATATTGATGCTTCAAGAATGTGTGCAATTAATATTCCGCTTGAAGTAGACTTTATTAACTCGTGTTTTTTTATTGAAAATCAGGAATGCACTGAAAGACCATTCCATAACCAAGATGGACAATTGCATCCCGGAACTAAGCGATTTTTATATGAACCTCAAAAATATGATTATTATAACTCTAGAGAACCAGTGTTAATGAATACTAAAAAGACTCATGGTTTTTTTAATTATTCAAATAATTCGCGTGTACTGTTTAGTATCTCATTTACACGACCATACGAGGAAGTATTATCGGAGATAATTAGCAATGACTGAATATAACAAATATCCAAATATGAAAATCCTACATAATATGCCGCAAGATTTTATTGATCTTTGCGTCAATTTATGGGAAACAACTAAAGATGACGCTGTAAATGGACTTAATGGCAACAGAATTTACGTCGACGATCACGTGGAAAAGTTTATTGAGTTTAATTCTGAAGAATTAAACAGCCGCTTTGAAGAAATATTTGGTCTTAAAGTTTGGGGAACTATGTGGCTTATAAGTCATGCTAATATAGGAATGGTGCCTATTCATATTGATAGCAATAGGCCTGTTGGAATTAATATCCCCATATCAGTAGATTTAAATAATAGCTGCTTTTTTATTGCAAATCAGGAATGCACGCGACGAGCCCTATATCCCGGAGAAGTTCCAGAAGATAGAGTTGAACATGCTGTAAGATACGAATATGAGCCTGAGAAATACGATTGGTATAATGTAGAAAAACCTTTAATACTTAATGCATGGGCCGCGCATGGATATTTTAATCGAGCGAAAGAACGGCGAGTAATGCTAAGTATTTCCGTTGAAGGATTGTATGAGGAAATTTTACCTAAGATCCCGCTTGAGTTATACACCTAGTTTAGCGTTCCATATATAGTACGTAATGACACTTAATGGATTGTTGACGAACATATGTGGTACTATAATAATGAGGCCTACGAGCCGTCTGAAGGAGACCTAAAAGAGTGGGTGGGATTTGTTTATGTTATTACCGATAAATCCAATAATAAGATGTATGTTGGAAAGAAGACGTTTTGGTCTAAACGAACATTACCGCCGCTCAAAGGCAAAACCCGTAAAAGAAGAAGCGTTGTTGAATCAGATTGGAAATCCTATTATGGATCCTCCGATCTGGTTAAGCAATTGTTACTTGAGGCCGGGGAACAGAACTTCCATCGTGAAATATTATACTTTTGTAAATCGAAGGGAGAGATGGGATATCTCGAAGCCAAAGAGCAGTTTGATAGAAATGTATTGTTAGATGATAACTATTACAATGGCATCATTAACTGCAAAATACACAGAAGCCATGTAAAAAGTTTAAAATAAAAATTATATTTAGGTGTTTACAACTAAATATTCCTATGGTATAACAGTTATATCAAAAGGAGACATACAATGATCACCATCCACCAAATCAAACTTACCGAAGATCAAATTGCGGCAGTAAATCACGGAACAGTAGTTCCTGCCTTTGAAGCAAAAATGAGTGTTCAACTTGACGCCAAGAAATTTAAGACTGAAAATTTTAAATTCTATACAGAAACAGTCTCGGTGGATACTGATGATCTTGAAGTTGCCTTTGAAGCTACAAACTTGTGGAATATGCCACAGATTACAAAAAAATTCAGTGATGCTGTCTACTCATCTTCAGTAGGTGATATTTTCCAGAAAGGTGATAGATACTTTATGGTTGATACCTTTGGATTTAAAGAGCTTTACTTCTTCGCAGATGAGCTTATCTAAATTATAGGCAGGGTTTACATTCCCTGCCTATTTTAGTATAATGTATAGATTAAACAAAGGAAGTATATAATGATCTTGATTGACTATTCAGGTATCTCTATTGCCCCTATTGCTATGGGTGCAGTAAAGTGGGATGATGAAAACCTTATTCGCCACATGATTTTGAACAGTATTCGCTTATATCGCAAGAAGTTTAAATCATATGGCGATGTAATTATCGTGGGAGATAACGGCGGCAACTGGCGCAAAGATGTTTATCCTGAGTATAAAGGTAAACGGAATAAAACCCGTGATGAGTCTAAAATCGACTGGGACGTTGCATTTAAAAGCATTAATCTAGTCTTAGATGAAATTCGTGATAACTTCCCATATAAAGTTATTAAACAATATGGTTGCGAAGCGGATGACACTATTGCCGAAATCGTAAAATGGACTCAAGAGTTTGGTAACTATGAGGAAGTTATGATCGTATCTGCTGATAAAGACTTCAAGCAGCTTCATAAATATGGAAACGTGTCGCAGTATTCGACTATTACTAAAAAGCTGGTAAAGGTTGAAAACCCACAACTAGAACTTATGGAGCATATCCTTAAGGGCGATCAAGGTGACGGTGTGCCTAACGTTCTTTCTGATGATAGAGTATTTGTTGAAGAACGACGTCAAAACGTCCTATCAGCCAAGAAAAAAGCAGCTCTTATGGAAGACCCTAAATCTTTGGGTGAAGAAGTCTATCGCAATTATCTTAGAAATAAAAAGATGATTGATTTAACAGAAGACTCGGCATGTCCTGAGTCTGTAAAACAAGAAATCATAAATAGTTTTGTAAGCCAAGATCCGTCTGGCAATAGTAAAAAAGTTATGAATTATTTAATTATGAAGCGTTGTAGGCTTCTATTGGAATGTGTGGGAGACTTTATTTAATGGCACTAATGGTATATGAAGTTTTGGAAAAATTTGCCAAAGCTGAAACACGTAATGAAAAGATTAAAATTCTACAGGATAATAATAGTCAAGCTCTGCGTGACATTATTCAAGGTTCGTTGGATCCTCGTATCGTATGGTTGTTGCCTAAGGGCGATGTTCCATATACTGCGTGTGACCCACATAACGCGCCGACGACCCTACTAAAAAAACATAAAGACTTCTTATATTGTGCTAAAGGTGGCAAGGGCGATAATATGCCTTCCGTCAAGCGTGAAAAGATTTTCCTTGGGATTGTTGAGTCCATCCATCCTAAGGACGCAGAATTGGTGTGCAAAATGATTAACAAAAAGCCGCCAGTAAAAGGTCTAACTGTAAAACTAGCACAGGAGGCATTCCCTGGCTTGTTATAGTTTAGACGTTAATTTTAAACCTTAATCAGAAGTGTGTTCGTTTATGCGATCACACTTTTTTTATTTGGAGACAAACTTATGGTTTCAGCAACAATCGACCGCTTAAAGAAAGATTCACGAAATCTCGGATGGGCCGCGGCAAGATATAGAAAACAAGGAAGAACAGATAGAATGTAT